CGGGACCTTTAGCGGAGAACTCTTCATTAACGTCTTGTGTCCATTTGCCAATCTCTTCTGCTGTTGAGCCAGATGTGTAGTACATGCCTGTGGGGTTCTTCAAGCTGATTTTGCCATCCCATGTGTGTTTCAAGTGGTTGGTTAGGCACCACAACCAGGGACCAACATAGCCATTGTACTTGTCAGACATGACGAAAATGCAACGACCAGTGTAGTCCATAGGGAGAGCTGTAAGAGGGTCCATCTTGACCATATTTTCTTGTTTAAGCATCAGAGAAGTGTTGTAGTCTTTCTTCAAGAACCAGTCTTCTAAGGCGTCTTTTCTGCCGTCTAACCACTTCTTCATCAACTTTGGTGGAATGCCGGGGCGAGCTTTAAATGCTGGCATGTTGAGGCGTACTGTTCCGTCAGAATTCATGAATTTCTCAGCTTCTTTGCAATCTGGAGGGTGGGGCATCACTTTCTTCCAAAAGTCATCAACTTGGGTCCAGTTCACGCCAGCTCCTTCCAAGCGGCGACCTAACGCACGCTTAGAAAGGGCTGACACGTAGTTGTGATGACATTTGCGAACTATTTGAGGACGGTGGTAATGTAGTCCGACACCTACTTGGACGGTGCCGAAGGATTCTTGACAGAATGGTTGAATGACATGGATCTTGCATGAGTCACGCACTGGAGGAACGGGCAACAACTGCGAGCACATTGAGATATTGGCTCGGTAATGGTGATGAGGAACTACTGCATTTGAAGGAAAACCAATGGACCACATAGGTTCCACATGGAAGATGTCAGGGCCTCTTCGCATGATCAAGGTGTTTGAGAAGTAGTTGCGGGGAGCTTTCTGAGTGGACACGGACAAAGCATAAGCAAGGAAAACTGAGTAACAGCTGTGTTTAACGAAAGATCCAATGGGGCTGACTTTCTTAGCTATGGTCGGTAACAAGGCTCCAAAGAGTCCCTGATACATTCCGCTTGTGGCTCCTTTAGCTGCCGCAGCGGCTTGCTTAGCGCTAACTTTGGTGATTCTGGGTAAGGCAAGGGTCAGTAAGAATGTCATGGTCACGGCGCCGATCAGTCGAATAGGGTGAGACACGTGGCGAATCCTTCCGTTGGTGATAAAGTTGACAATGCGATCAATAAGATCGGGGCCGCCTTGATAAGCTTGGAAGGCATCGGCTAGTTTGTCGCGGTCATCAGCAGCTTTGTGTGAGAAGTGGAACAGGGCGTTACTTTCAGTGGCGTGATTGTATTCCATGGCC